AGAGGGCAGCCCCTCATACTCAGCCTGAGAAATAACGTTGGCCCCACCCGATATAGAGAAGGGTTTAAAATCATTTGTAGCCATTAATTAACTCCAGTATCCGGCATCATAACCGGCGATAGCGGTATTTTGTGTGTCAAATCCAAAGAGAGGATGAGCAGGATCGATAACGTTGAGGCTTTTCACCCTGACACCACCGGCTTTGATATTCAGTTCACCCGCTTTGATAACGGAAATAAGCTCTGCCGATGTGTTTGCTATTCCGTTAATGGCGATAGCGTTTATCGTGATGCTCATGTCCTGGTTGTCGATGATCTGCATGTCGATGCCGGAACCGGCAAAGATGGTTTCGAGGATGTCCTCAAGATGGCCGATCGTTCCATCCCAGGTATTAATTGCTATTTGCGCCTTCAGCACCATGCGGTACACGTCGTCGCTCAATTGGGTGAACCCCGAATCAGGATCAAATGGTCCTTGCCAGCTTCCTTGGTCCCACCCGAGCCCCTCGGTGTCCCACGAAAAATAAACATCAGTGATCGGAACACTGACGTTTCTGCCTCGCCCAACCCATTCACCAACAACGTCGAGCTGCACGCCCACGGCCTTATCCAGGTCAAACTCACGAATAAAGTTTGCCTGTGATTTGACAATGTCGGTGAATGGTCGGGTGATCAGATCAACGTGCTGTTCAAAGAGAGGCTTTGTGGCGTGATAGTTTGTTATTTTATCGGTGTATTTACTCATACAGGCGTCACCTTGATATTGGCAACGTCACCCGCTGCGGCTTCGTTAAAGAGGATATCCACATTAGCCGCGCTCACTCCGTCCGCCATCTTTCCTATTTTCAGTGAGGTAATATCGTAATAACGACTTGCACCTCCGCTCATTACGCCAAGGTTGGCTGGCGAATAAATTCGGCTAATCAGAACGCTGTCGCCAATCCTCAGGCTGTTGATGTACTTCGCGATCTCCGCTTTCATCTGATCGGCAATCTGTGACGTATAGCCTGGGTAAGTCGTCAGCTCGATATCAACAAAAATGCTGACAATAACCGGCCTGTCGAATCGAATGGTTTTCGGTTCGCCATACTTTCCGGTGATGTCGACTGAAGTGGTGCCAAAGGTATATGTTCCCTGATCCTTCTTTTTCGACAGGACAGTGGCAATCTCGCTGGCGTCTCCCCCCTCCACCACGGCGCAAATAGAGTGCTCAGGCAAACCGTTACTGTCAGTGGTATCAGTATCGTTCTCGTAAATACGTACCCGCGTTACGCCAGCGACATCAAGCAACGCACCATCCATACCGTCAATCGTTGTCTGCGAGGGTAGCGCCGTGCTTCTTGACTGCCTGACACGTAGTTGCCTGTCATTTTCTCCAGGTTGTCCGGGAGTGGCTGCCGCAGGGTTAGTGGCTGAACGCCAGCCCCGCGTCGGAGTTGCGATGTTTTTGATGGTTCCTGCCAGCGCCGCGACTGCTCCCGGTGTAGTGCAGGTTGATGTGACAGTCACGGTCCCTGAAGGCGGAATATTGACGTTTACCGGAAGTGCCCACTGCATACCGTTGCCATCCCGCACAATACCTGCGGTGATGAGAACCCCGGAATCACCACTAATAACCAGATCAGCCGTTGAATTTGTTGCCCCTTTTCTGGTAATGCCATTAATTTTTACGTTGCTTGAGAGCGCTCGTCCCACTCCGGTAGACGGAGAGAAAGAGTTATAAACAGCAATCGCCGTATTGTTTGCGTCATGGATGCCAAGGGCGTAAATCGCCAACATTTGCCCATCTTTACTGTCTGGTTCGAGGTAGGCATCACTACCGTAAATCTGCCTGAAATAGCTGGTCAGTGTATCGAGGATTGTCTGGTAATCAGGTGCACTAATCCCCTGGGCGGTTACCGTTGCCGATAGCCCCAGCGTGTCGAGGTTCAAAGCCATTTATGCCTCGCTTGTTACAGTCGTCTGGCCGTAGATTGTGTCAATGGAGGAGGTAAAAGTGACGCGGCGGCTGGTGCCGTTATAATTGGTATCGAAGGAAAGAATCGACAGAACGCCCGGCGTGTCCTGTATGCGTTCGCGTATAGCCAGGATGTAGACGTCAGATCGCTGTTTACCAAGCACTGACTGAACATACGGCGTGCCTTCCGTCAGGTCGAGAAACCACTGACCTCGCCACAGCTCGAAACGGGTTTTTACTGCCTGGGCGACGCATTCAGGACTGTCGATAAGGAAAGTATCGTCACCCTGCCCGAAAGTGTAATCGCCGTCAGCATCTTCGCGACGGTATCGCATTATTGCGGCCCTCCGGTAGTTCCCCCGCCAGTCTGTACTCCGCCATGTTTATGCGTGGCGACACTGATACCAGAAGCTGTTACGTCATTCGTTACCATCACCGGTCCGAGCATCGTCGCAGTACCGCCGCTTTCGCCCATTCCCTGAGACAAGTTGCCGTTAATCGTTACGTTGCCGTTCAGCGTGATAGTCGGGGATGTGATTGTCGTTCCACCTTCAGCCGTAGCCGTAAGCTGACCCGGGGTTTTTACTGTGATGTTATGTCCTGCGGCAACCTCTACGAACGCCGCGCCATCATCGGTGCGTAGCTGCGCTGCGCTGGTACTGATACCGCTGATTTTCTGTGCTTGCGACTGCGGGCCGACGATGGCGAACGCATCAGATAAATCATGCTGGCGCGGGTCGACGGTCTCCTGAACACCGCCGCTCTGCCACCAGAAATCAATGCAACGGTCGGCAAAGATCAGCAGGCACTCGTCGCCTTCTTTAACCGGAAAGGTCAGTGTGCAACCGCCGCCGCGCGGGAAGATAACCGGTACATCCACCAGCGGTTTTAATTCGGTGGAGCCATCGCCAACAATACCGCGAAGCGCCACCTCTACTGTGCAGGTAACAGTGTCAGGATCGAACGACTGAATGATGCCTGGCATCGCTACGCGCATCTGGGTAGACACCGAATCGGCAATAGCCTGCGCGGTCTGCTGCTCGCCGCCGATCTGTGATTGAGTTGGAATTGGCATAAAAACCCCATAAAAAAACCCGCTCGGCGGCGGGTTTGTGTTATTAAATTCGCTTCATCTTTTCTGGGTGGAAATTGGGACACCAACTACACCCTTTACTTACTGCCAATGCTTGTATTTGATCAGCCAAACTAAATGGCAATTTATCGGACACTCCGCCTTCCCACCCCCTAAGTAAACGGCAAGGTAAAAGGTAGTTACCCGGGTAGTTAGAAACGCATTCGCAATAAGACTGCTGATTGTTGGCTTTTAGTGATCGAGCATAACACCCAAGAGAAGATGATAACTCCTGAACATTTACAACCAACTCACCGTTAATAAAGGCTTGAACGCCAGTAATTCCATACACCAGATAACATAGGTTTGCAGCTCTTGAAAGTTGATCAGGCGTTTTACTAAAGGACGCTAAATGGAATTTTTTCCCTGCTATCTCACCAATTTTATTTACATCTGAAAGCTCAGCAATGGCTACAGCCATTGGATAATTTTTTGCCGTCGAATGAGGAAAAACAATGGTGATTACAAAGTTATCATCATTTAGAGATGCCAGATCCAAAGGGCCAATAGTTGACAGTCCCTTACCTGCCACTCATTTCACCTTTATACAATCATAGGTTGCATACTGACGTGGTGCATCCATATTTGCTTGCAGCCACTGAGCATTCAGGATTGCTTTACCATTACGGCCAATAAACTCCATTCCTACCCATCGCCCTGGTTGATTGGTCGCTAAGCGCCATTCAATTTTGACGTTGTTATAATCACCGTCATTTTTAAGAAATGTCACTTTTTGCGATTCAGGTTTAGCTCCGTTTACGCGAGCGAAACCATCATCAGCCCAATGGATGTTGAAATCACCACACTGAGAATCAGCAATAGCCTGGAAAGAAAATAATGCTACAATGGTAAAAATTACGAGTTTCACGTCCCGTACCTCAGTAGTTTGTTTTTTGCATAGCACCAGCATTAACTAAATCACGACTGCCACGCGCAAAACACATCAAATCCATGTACCACGCTTGACCTCTGGTGTCGCCAGTATAGTCGATAGCTTTGACGATATAAACGCCATCTGTCGCAATGCTGGCAGCCTGTTGTTTGCTGGGTAACGTGTCACTTTCGATGTTCCCATTATATACAGACGTCCCGATCCGCCCAAGCGACTGCGCAATATCGGAGTTGCCAACTGTCGCGCGGTATACCGAAGCCTGATCGAGCTGGATAAGACCATTAATGCGGATGTTCGGGTTTATCAGGCACCGCACGTTTACGCCGCCGCCCATCGTTTGTTGCGGCATACCGATCAGGCCAGTATCGGCATTCAGCACGATGGCTTCGTGAATATATTTATCCTCCGGCACCATCTGGACCTGACCATCCACCAGCTGCCATGTCGCTTTGCACTGCGCAGCAATATTATCCATCACGTTACGGGTGGATGAGTAAATCGCGCGGCCACGAGGAAACACAGTATCAGGAAAGTCGCCGGTAATGCCCTGCGTCACGCCGAACGCGTTGAAATCCTGCATCGTCGCCCGGTGCAGATCCGCAACGGTATAGCCAGCGGCAAGCGTGGTGATGGTGGTCGCATAGAGGAACGCTTCGTGATCACCAATAGCCTGAATCAGCACCCAGGAATCGGTGATATTGTCCTTCCCGGTGACGGTGAAGCGAATATCACCGTCAAAAATCAGGCCGTAGTTCTGACCGTTCACCTGCCCTATCTGGTCTGGTGAAATCTCCCGGGCGACGCCGACCAGGCTCGCATCAACATCCGGCGCTATACCGTCATACCCGGCAATGATGCGAATTTTGGCAAACTCCTGCCCCAGTATCTTGTTCGTGGTATCGGTCGAAAGGTTGTAAATTTTTACGTTCGCCACGCGCGGCCAACGTGTGTCTGCCCACTCGATCTGGAACGTGACCTTAAAGTCAGACAGGGAAACGCCCTGCCCGTTCTGGTCCAACAGCTGCAACTCAAAATGGCGCATCCAGTTAAGAGACATTTCTACTCCTGTACGAAAATGAGGTGGCTGTATGTGCCGAGGTTGGTTTTGGTGGGCTCGTCCGGTGCGCCTACATCGCAGCCAACGAGCAGCGCCCCGTTAATACCTAGTTGAGGATATTGCTCAAGAAGATTTACACCGGTTACCAGCGGCACACCAGAAAGAAGCGGTTCGCCACTGCTATCTTGTACATCCAGAATCCAGCCAGCAGAATCACGCCAAATGACTCTCAGCGTGTATGTTGTCTCTGCTAACTGAATGCGAAATAGCTGGTTATCCGGCGATAAAGGGATTTCAGTTACATTCATTGGATACCTATAGAGTTACCAAGACTGGTTCCTTTTAGTCCATCAAACCACCCTGTTGACTTAATTACCGATTCATTTACTGGGGTGGTGGATTTAGTCCCGGAATTCTGCACCGCAGATGTACTAACCCCGTCCTGCATATCGGATTTATCAGCAACGGTGACATTTTTTGTCTGCGTTATGATGACTTCACGCAGGGTAAGCGTGCAGTTCAGCACGTTCTCGCTGGTTTTGTCCGTTGTCACCTCAATGGCGCGCACCAGCATATTGCTGTACACCCGCTTTCCGGTCACCACATCGAACGGCACGCGCTCAAGCTGCATATCCAGCAGCTTTTGGTATGTCTCCTTTGGGCTAAGCCCAGCGCTAAGACCGATTGAAGATGTATCAATGAAGTCCAGCAACGAACCGCCACCAGCGAAGCCGCATTCCATTGTGACTTCGCTGGGACGCTTATACGCATGATCGGCAATGAAACCCGATGCGCTATTCGTTGTTGGCTTCTCCACCGGGTGCTCAGTAATTTCAAGCGCATCTGAATGCTTTTCGGAAACGACTACACTGGGGATGAGTATGCCAATTCGCCGGGATTGCTGGCGAAAAATCGCTGATAAAATATCCATTAGCTATTTCTCGTGATGAGTTGCTGAGTTAGAACGGAGTTGACACTCCCTTGGCGTTCAGCTGAGAGACGAGCTGCTTCACGCGGGTCAGAAACACCGTGGATGTTAATGTTCGTTTCCTGCTGAATCACCGGGGCGCTGGTGGGCATATTGCTCATCACTTTCGGAATGTAGTTGCGCGTTTCCTGCGGCATCAACCCCATGCCATAGCGCTGAACGTTGCCGATCCCCCAGTTATATGAAGCCAGTGCTTTGCTAAGATCTCCGCCGTTCTGCCGCAACAGCTGGCTGAGGTACTTAGCGGCTGCCTGAGCTGACTTTTCCGGGTCGAATACATCGTTACCGCGCAGGCCCATGTCGCGCGCCGTGCCATCCATAAACTGGAACAAACCCTTTGCACCCGCGCCGGACATGGCGAACTGATTACCACCCGACTCGGTGATCGCCACGCTTTTCAACAGACCAGCAGGCAACTGATAAAGCGACTCCAGTTTATTGAACATTGGCCCCATCCAGTCGAGCAATACCTTGCCCTGAGCTGTCGCCTGAGGTCGCTTAACAGACTGTGCACGCTGCTCTGGCTCCAGTCCCATCTCCTGAATTTTCCGCTGGATTTGCTCATCAGTGAAAAAGTCTTTTCCGGGGTTTTCCTTTCTCAGCGCCTCATATGCCTGCTGCCTTTCAAGTACGATATTGCTACCTATACCACCAATCGACGCCATTTCTTCGCTGGTGGTCGGCGTATTGTTGGCAGGAATGAACATAAGCAACCAGGGATTCTTGATTGCCAGCTGCGCAATCCCCTGCGCCAGCTTACCCAACCCACTAATAGAGCCGCCAATTGCCTTACCGATCCCCATAAATCCGGCGACAAGTCGCCCGATCCCCGTGAGCATGGAAACCAGCTTCGCACCGGCCAGAAAGCTAAACAGGATGGTGAGCGTATTTTTCCAGCCGCCCAGGTTGTCTTTGAGCTCCAGAAACTTATCGCGTAACCATTTAAATACCTTTTTTGCCTGCTCAATCTCTGGCTGCCACTTGGACCAGTCAATCAGGCTTTTTCCGCCCTCTTTCCACGTCTGATAATCGTCATAGAGTAATCCGATCGCCAGAATCAGCGTGGTGATCAGGCCGATAGGGGATTTAAGGAACGCAGCATTAAGCAGACGCCAGGCGATGAGGATTGCGCCGATGGTCATCAGGAACTTTTTGCTGCCATCGTCCAGCTTTTTCCACCATTCAATGACAGAGCCAGCGGCCTGTATCACCCGCCACGCCATTCGTGTGAAGGCGTTTGCAAGCCAGATCACGCCTTTAATGACTTTGGTTAGAGTCTCCTCAATCTTCGGGAAATTGTCGAGGATGCGCCGCCACAGGCTGTCCAGCGAACCAGCCAGACCACCAGCGAGGTTTGAGCCGATCTTGTCCCGCATAATGCCGAACAGCGACGTAAGCCCGCGCATGGACGTCATGAATTTGTTGGACTGAACAGCCGCTTTATCAGCGTTGAACCCCGTCTTTTGCAGCATCGACTGGTAATCGGCGGTAAAGCCATTCATGCCGCGCCGCATCGCCATCAGCGTGTTTTCATCGATGCCGAGCATCTGCGCGTATTGCTTCGCGCGGTAATACGGCATGTTGTTGAGCTTTTGCCCAACGCCAGTAAAGATGGCCGCAGTATCACGCATCTTTCCGCTGGCATCGCGGGTCTGGACACCCAGACGGTTCAGGAACCCTTCCGCCCCCGGATTGCTACGCATGAAACCGGCCAGTCCTTCGAGGGAGGACATAGCCGACTCGGCGCTGGCACCGGTTTGCGATGCGGCATAGCCCAGCGCTTTGATGCCCAGGACACTGGCCCCCGTCCGCTGGGATGCCCAGTAAATTTTATCCAGACCATTCGCGATCTGGGTGGTAAATCCGACAATGCTCAGCGCTGCGCCTTCCACCACCGCACCGACCTTCAGAACGTTCGCGGTAACGCCTTTCAGCACGGCTTCAAACTTATTAGCGCCAGCCTGATCGATATCGAATCCTAGAGAAACAAGGAAGTCTTTAATCGTATCTGCATTACCGCTCATTGGCCGCTCTCCATTTATCTACCCTGGCGTCGTTATCCTCGCGCATGTCGAGGTAGTCATTGAGAAGCGCGATGCGGCAGAGGTCTACCGCACCGCTGTTAAGGTCTTTCTGGTCAATATGGAAGGCAAGCGCCGGGCGAAGAATAAAATCTTCACCGCCCGGCAGGCTGTTGAAGGTTATTCCGCTGGCGGGGTGGGCGTCTCGCTGGTAGGGAGTCCTTGCAAAAAATTTCCAAGCGAGTCGGCGACCACCCGCGCCACCAGTTGCAGCATGGTCAGCAGGTCGATATCGTCAAACGCCATTTCGCCATGCTGGCAGACCGGCACCCAGCCTTTCATGTGCTCGCGTGAAACAACGGAAAGGCAGGGGAACAGGATAGCGTCCACGTCGCCATCACTCAGATCGGACACAGCATTGGCAATTTTTGGCAGGATGGTAGCCATCGCGCCTTCGGTGTCTTTGCTGCTGATTTTCTCCTGAACGCTCCGTAAGTCAGAAACCATCCCGGCCAGCACCGGCAACAGCTTACGGGACACCTTCAGCTGTTCGAAAACGCTGAGCTTTGCGGTTCGATATTTCACGCCCTTAATTTCGAATTCCATGCGTTAAAACTCCCCGAGCAGCTGGTCAATCTTGCCGCAGTCAAATACCCATGCGACAGTCCCGCCTTCTTTGGCGTTGTTGAAATCCGGCTGTTTCTGGAATGCACACGAACGCGCAGTAGAAATATCACCCGATGCCGTGTTGCGAATGACGATCACATTATTGCCCCAGGTGGCAGAGGACTGGCTTTGCGCGTTATACGCCAGAGACAGCTTCTTGTTCACCGGCGAGGTTTTCAGCAGCGTTACCGTAATGGTGCCTGACTTATCGGCGTGCAGGCTGTGCATCACTTCGCCATCGGCACCGATGGTCATGGTGTTCTTGTTGCCGCCCATGGTCTGGGTGATACCTTCCTCAGAGTTCGCAGAACCCTGACCAAGATCGATAACGCCGGTCGGCCCGGTGAGCGACGCGGTTACATCGAGAAAAGAATAAGTTGCCATTTATCGCTCCTTAGCGAACCACGTTGATCTGCACATCGGCGTAATGAACTGCACCAGCCAGCTTACAGGCCACCTGAATTAACGGTGCTTTGCGCGCTTCGCGGTCGGCCTGCGCCTGTTGCACCAGAGGCTGCGCATAGACGTAATAGCCTTTGGTCAGCGTATCGCCGGAATTCAGTTGTCCGATAGGTCCACCATTCCACACGCCAGCCGCTACCAGACCGTTCGTGACGGACTGATCCATGGACTGTTCAACGTTGGAAAGCAGACGGGTCACACCGGCATCAGTCTGCGGAATTTTGGTGGTGCTGGTGTAAAGCAGGTTATAGAGGCTGGTCTGAACGTAGTTCTGCAACCAGTCGAGTCCGTGGCGCTCGTCGAAGAAGTCGCCGTTCGCCATAACACCCTGTTGCAGGATCGCCGTGTCGTTGGCGTAGTACACGAACACGTTCGCATTCTTCGCATCCACTGCCGCAGCCTGACCGACCGTCAGCGTTTCGTAGGTTACGCTCGGTTCCTGTTTGAATTTCAGGGTAATGGTGGTATTGCTGCCGTTGAAATTGACGGTAAACGCGCGACCGAAAGCTGAAACCGCCGCATAAGGGCTGCTGGTGGAATACTGAATAAAGGTCCGGGAATACTTACCAGCCTTTAATTTTGACGCAACATCGCTCGTCGAGGTCGTATTGATAATCTCGGCGTCGGAAGAGGTTACCCCGAAAATGCGGCTCAGGCTGGACGCTTCGATGAGTTTAGCAACCTCAATCACGTCGGCAGCATCAAGCACATCATCACCATCAGCAACATCATCAGCGACAACCAGCCCATACCAGTTGGTATATTGCAGGCAGGCATTAACAGCTTGCACGATGGTTTCCACGCTTCCACCTTCAGAAGAGGTCAGCGTCTTCGCCCAGCGGCCAACATAAACCTGCGTCGGTTTCGGCGACTGGCTGAAGAAAACCTGCGCCGCTTTATATTCCGGGCTGTCGACTCCGAAATCCTCGCCAATATCCTCAACGGACGCATAAAGGCGAACGCGCTCCTGCACCGGAATGACAGTGGAAGAGCCGAGGATCAGCAGTGCGCCGAAGTTACGACCAGTAGCCGCTTTCGGCGAGATGATCACATCAACGTTTACAACGTTGGATACAGGTAAGCCCTGCGTCATAGTTTATTCTCCAAAAAAGGTGACTGGCGCTTCCACCAGCGATTTAATGCCGTACTCGCGCACAACCTTCCGGCGCAGGCGCACCGTCATGTCGTAGCGGCGAACCCATTGCTGGTTGATAAGCTCGGGGAAAGGGGTCAGACCGGTATAGTCGCCTAGGGATAAACCGAGCGAGTTCAGCTCAGCATTATTTTGCGGGACAGATATGCCATCGCGAAAACGGGACGCATAAGACATACCAGCCGGGCCATAGAACGACGCCATGCACTCGAACGTTTCATGCCGCCAGAGCTGAGCGCCCTCTTCGGTCTGATTGGTGAATGCAGGACTGTTATCAATGGGCCATCCGGTAACGCCGAACGCGCACCAGTTCGTTTCAACGGGTAACAGTGGCGGCTGATCTTTCTGCCAGCGCGGGCGAACCATCCCAGCAGGCAAGCCGGAAACGTTGCGCATCCACTGGCTTAACAGCCTGTCGAGCGCTTCGTCATAACCCGGATCGCCGCTGGTGGGTGTCAGCCAGCCGCGCTCTGTGCTGGTGTTATTGCTCAACGGGAGTTCCCCCATCAAACGGCAGTAATTCACAATGCGCCTGGACGAAGCCAGCACCGTAAGCGGTATACGGGTCGACGAACGTCACACGATAATCACGGTTCTGATACGTCACGATATCGGCATCACGGCCAGTCTGCCCCTGTGTCAGCCGCTCAGTCGTCACGATTAAAATCGCGCCGCTGATAACCTGCCCGGCCTGCATGCGGCGGTTTTCCAGAGAGCGGTCAACGGTAACAACCCCGGCAAACTGCGTTTTAACTTCGCTGTCGCTGCCGATCCCGTCCTCGTCCACCGTTTGCGCGCGACGCGTTACCCACAGGTTGAAGTCGCAAAAATCGGGGTCAAAAAGCACGTCTGTTACATCAAGAGTCGGCATCTTTATCCCTCACAACATGGGTAATGGCTCTGCGATATTGCCCGGTGTCGATTAGCGGTTTCACCAGATCGGTTCCGGGGGACTCGCCAGCAGCGCGTCGGGCAAGCTCCGCTTTCGCCCCTTTACGCCCTCGACGCGCGCGGGCTTCAACGGTGCTATCAGCAAGCGGTGTAAAGCCGGTAATAGTCATGTAACGCCTGACGCCATTAGCGGCCAGCGTTCCGGAGCGGTTGAGCGCTCTTTCCGCACCCGCCGCATTTCCATCAAGCGCAGCCTGCGCCGCTGCTTTAAGCTGCGGCACTGTCTGCTCCTCTACCGATTTAACGCCGGGGATCAGGTGCGGGCGTGGGGGGATGTTTTGCGCCGGTGAGCCGTATTCATTGACATAACCGATCCCGGCATTGCCAAACGGAACATCATCACGCTCACTGTCTTCCGAAGGGATACCGACCAGCACATCCTTTTTGGTCAGAGATTTGAGCGCATCGAGGATGGACTGAGCATTATCAATCCGCGTGGTTACGCCGCTTTTCATAGCTGGCGACCGCCTGCGCCGAACATCGTGATCAGCTGATAAAATTCAGCGCCATATCGGGTGTTATTCCAGAAGCCTGCGTCAGGGTTTAGCGTCGCGCTGGTGTCATAGCTGACGCTTACCTTGTCAACGGACTTGGAGGATTGAACACCATTGGTTGAACCGCCCGGGCCGCCAACCAGCATTGCCCGGCTATCTGCCGCCCATAGCGTCATGTAGTGAGCCACGAACAACTCGGCAAAGTACGGAAACAACTTTTTTCCGGTGACGTTTTCGCTCAGCAGTTCATCGGCAAGATTCAGACGGAACTCGATTTGGACGTCGGGATATTTTGCCGGGTCAGCAAACTGCGGGAAGTCGCGCCGAAAATCACTTACTGTTGGCAGGCTTTGATTCTTTGGCATCTTTCGCCCCATTACCGCCAGTCTGGGCGGCAGCAATCTGCGCTTGCAGGCTGTCGTTCTGCTCTTGCAGCTTGAGCAGCGCTTCTTTCAGATCGGCAATCAGCTGATCTTTATCGACAATCAGCTGATCTTTATCGACAATCTGCTTATCTTTGTCGGCAATCTGCGCTTGCAGGCCGTCGATAATGGGTTGCAGATCATCGGTGTCGCTAATCACGCTTTCGGAAAGCTCAGAGTGCGCCTGGGTGAACCAGTGCGACGCGACCTCTTCCGGTACGTTATGCCGTCCCCGGCCAAACTCCTGTTTTGACTGATCGCCGAGCGTCAGCGTAAACGGAGTGTGAACATGGATGGTAACCAGCTTTTCTTTCGCCATTTTCAGTTTCCTTCTGGCCCCTTTCGGGGCCGTTCTGGTTATCAGATACCGTCCACGTAGGACAGGGTTTCTTTGTACACTGGCTCAACCGCACCGAGCTTGCCGTAGTAGGTCGCAATCTGGTACAGACCGCGATACTGGACAGGAACGCTCTGCAACGGTACCAGCGGATAGCGCACGTATTTCTTGTCGTTGGTGTAGGCGACCATACGGTCTTTACCGCCAACTCCGCGCCCTTTCAGCCATTTGACCGCTTTGATTTCCAGCGGAACGCCGTTCTGGTGGAAAGCGATAGTGTTCACGGCCAGATAGGTCAGCAGTGACTGGTTACCAGCTTCGGAAACCTTACGACTCGCCAGCAGTGAATACTGTTCTGGCGGAATGCGCAGATCAGAAGGCACGACGGAATAACCGGAAGCTGCCCAGGCATTCGACAGAATGCTGTTCACGCTATCGAGGATCTCGTCGTTGGTGGAGTTAGCCCAGGTCTTCGGCGCGTTGTTCAGCGTCACACCGACAAGGTTTGCCAGACCTTTCAGGCCGAGCGCATCATCACCGATGTAAACCTGCTCGTCGTTGTCCATCTGCCATTTGAGCTGCATACCGTCGTATTTCTGAGTATCAATCGGGCGGCCTACCTGCTGAGCTGCTGCCAGCTCTACAACGGTCCATCCCAGTTCCATGCCCCAGAGGTTCAGCGGATTGCCGTCTTTGCCGATATCAACGTTCACGCCAGCAATAGCGGTGGAGTCTTTGCCTACCCAGTTTTTACCGTTCGGATTCGCACCAGTACCCGCAGCGCCAAAGCTGGTGTTAGTCCAGCTGGAAATGTCATCTGCGATAGAAACGTCTTCACGCAGCTGAATATCGCGGGTCCAGGTGTAACCCACCAGCGGCAGGTTCAGCGTCTGGTCGAGTCGCTCCAGCTCCCCGATGAGAAAGGCACCAGAGCTATCAACGGTTGCCTGATCAAAAGTAATCATTCGTCTGTTCCTTAAATCTTCCAGGAGATTTCTGCATTGCCGTTAGCGTCACCGGCCCCTGTGAATTCGGCGTTGGTCAGCGCCACGTTTTTGCCACTGACGGACGTGGACATGAAGCCGCCAAGCGGCACGTCAATGGTTGAATCGAGCGAAACGACCACGTAGACAGGATCGCCTTTTTTGATGGTGCTGGCATCGAAGCCAGATCCGAGGTTAACGGTCATGTAGCCACGTTTCATGGCGTCGCCCGGGAAGTTCTTATCCGTTCCCACCTGGCGAACCATGTCTGGCTGCGATGTGGTCGGATACGGACGAACGTAGATCCCCTTCACCTTGTCGGCGGTGTCACCGTCCGCCAGCGGCACGAAAAAGCCGTCAGCGTCGTATTTGCCAGCCAGACCATAGGCAGCGAAGGCGTTAGCGGATTTAAGGATCACCGGTTCGACGGTTAAGTCCTGCGGGCGAGAGATAGCCCCGGCAATGCCAACAGGCATCCGGTACAGATATGCAGTCATTGGATTATCCTTTGCGGTTAGACCAGAAGTCGGCGTTTTGTTTGTTCAGGGAAGCGATGCTGGTCATGCCCATATTTGGACGTTGTGCATCGCCTGTGGTGCTGCGGGTGTTTCGCCCTTTGGCAATCTCTGATACGGCGTTAAAGGCCATATCTACCGATTGCTTGGGCAATTTGCGAATATCCGCATCACCGACAACCTGGCGAACCAGTGTTTTGTCAGCGGCAGCCAGCACATCACGTTTGAACGCGGTCGGTTTCACCTTGCGGCTCAGATCGATACCCGGGACGATAACTTCGGCACGATAGGCAGAGTCACCGGTAATCGTGGTTTCCTCTTCGTCGTCCTCGCCGTCGCAGGTCGGATCTTTTTTGTCTTTTTCATCAGGCTTATTGTCGTTATCGCACGTCGCATTTCCTTCCAGCTTAGCCAGCAGGGCTTTGAGCAAGGTTTTGATATCGTCCTCGCCGTCGCCGGTTGGCTCTCCGCCCATTTCCGGCTTTTTGTCCGGCAATGGTTGCTGCGGTGAAAGGTTTATGTTGAGGTTAACGCCGCTCGGCAGATCTCCTTCATCACCCGTTACCGCCGCTGGCGCAGAGTCCAGCAGTTCGTTCATGGTGTCCGCGTCACCCGTTTTGATGGCCGTGCGCATGCGGGTCCACCAGCTTTTCTTTTGATTTGCCATTGTGTCTCTGTCTCCAATTGCACAACGATTTCCGGCTCTGCCTTTAGGGACAAGAGCCACATGGTTTCCGGTAATATCGACCTGCTCGGCTTTACCCGGCTCGGTCTGCTCGTACTCCGCGTCATAGCCGCACGACACTTCGCGCAGGCCATCTTCGATAAGCTGAATGGCGCTTTCGTCTTTGACGATAAGGTCAGCCAGCATCAAATCAGACTGGTCACCAGTCCCGCGCCGGACGTTCTGGAGATGCCCGACAGCAAGCTCTTTCCAGTTCTCGGGGTTCACCAGCCGCACATTCCCGTTTTCATCTTCAGGATGCAGGATCGTGATGCTCATCCCTTCGAATGAGGCGAGCGTGGCAGGATGGAATACCTGCTCAGGAGAGCGCGTTACGACTATCTCGCCGAGTTTGTCGGGTTTGAGGTTTGGCAGATCGGCAGCGCCGTAGAGCTGCTTACCCGTTCGACCTATCGGCACGTCTTTGCACAGCAGCGAGCCGTCAGCCAGCTGATAGCGGGTTTCCCCCAGCCGGGTATTGAAAAAATATTTCATGTTTTACCTGCGATTCAGGCGAGATAAGAATGAGGGTTGGGGAAGATGATCTCTTTGTAACAGCGGCAGTTCGGGAGCTCGCCAGCGTGACCAGTCATGCCGTCAAGCGTTGGAGGTCGTCCCCATTCGACAAACTTGCCCTCCATCTCACGATGAGAGTGCCGGACGTCGCCATCTTCGGCTGTACGCCAGATATAACCATTCGAGCCGATTGACAGTGCACGCGCCTGATCCAGCGCGCCGGTTGCGCGTCCAAGCTCGGTACGTGCGATAAGGTTCGCTCGTGAGCGTGACACGTCACCGGAAGCTGCTATCTCTTTCGCGAATGGCTCAGCCCGCCCGCCAGTCACAACGGCCTCGATAGCCTTGTTCTGAATGTCATACACCCGATCGGCGGCCTCAAGAGGTAGCGATTTGATGTACTTAATCTGCTCGGCAACGATGGATTTCATCACCTGGCCTACCGGGGCGCGGTCAACCATGTTGCGCAGCTCTGCGCTGATGTTCCGGCTGTGCTGACGCCACTGCTTTTCATTCTGGCGCGCAATGTCGGCGGTAAAGTTCTCAGCAACCTTCGTCGCCCAGGGGGTGATGATTTCGCTGTAGCGCTCCAGCGCATCCATTATTTCGGTGACGCTATCGTTTGAACCATCGTAGCGCCCATTTACGATATCCCCGACCGCCCGCGCTATCTGCCGTAGGCTCGTTCGATATCGGATCTCCGCCTGGCGACTCTGGCGGTTTGTCGACAAGTTCGCCGATGCCTGGCGGCGCTTCGTCTTCGGCATTCTCGATATCCTCGTCGGTAATGGATGCCCCGATGCCAGTGACGTCAGAGTTTTCGCGCAGGTCGGTCATTGCCGCCTTACGCGTCATCAATCCGTCGCCCAGCGCGGTGCTGATCGCGGTGGTGGTGTTTACGGCTACCGTTGAGCGGTCAACATCAGACATTTGCCATAGCGGGTTAAACTCAAACGTGAAATCGTCCGGCAGCGGCTTACCGAGTTCAGAGCGGTGCATAATGTCCAGTATCCGGCGCATCGGCAGCCGTAAGCGGCGCTCCTGCAATGAGCTCACCCGGTCGTAATAGTTGGCGAGGTCAGCATCACCAGTAGAGAAGCCTTTCGGGGATTGACCGAACAGGCGTACCAGCGGGATGCCGACGGCACCGCTGATCTGCTCAGCGAACTGCGAAAGAATGTCATCCAGACCGCTGAAGCTGTACTGGTGGGTTTCGAAGGTATCCTTGGCATCCATTAGCGTCATGCCTTCATTGCTCTGAAACTGGCGAATCAGATCAATGTTTTTCAGCAGCGCCTCGAATGCCGGTCCGCCCAGCGCAATAAGCTCACGGAGTTTTTCCACCTTGTAGGTCCGCAGATGCGCTTTGTAGACCAGCTGCGCCGCGCCGACAGTGGCGCTGTCGAACGCAGTAAGCCGATCCCAGATACGCTCTACCACCGACATTCCCCATTCGTTTTCGGTCATCTTCTGCTGGAATGGCAGCGTCACCCCGTCGAAGCGAATCAGGCGGCTGTGATGGATACGCCAGGCCGGGATGCCTGTTGCAGTGGTCACCACGTCGTAAAACTCAGGTTTACCGAGATCTGGCCCCATCTCTTTAATGCGGCGGGTCAGCGCCGGGTTAATCATCCAGCGGTCGAGCGGGAGAATGCCCTTAAACTTGCCTTCTCCAATGGTTTCGAGCCGCAGCGGGGTCATTGGTGCCTGCCCCTCAATCATGATGAAGCCAACCGCGCCGCCGTAGAGACGCGACCATTTCAGCACGTCGTTCAGCGCATCCCAGATCTGCAGCTCATCCAGCTGCGCTTCGAGGGTGCCACGGTCTTTGGCATCAATCTCCGAAGTGATGCGAATGCCTTTCCGGGTCATATCGTCCGGGATAGCGTCGACCGCTTCGCCGATGATCCAGGACGAACGATATGACCATTCCACCAGCATGCGGTTGCGGCTGGTGAAGTTCGCCCGGTAGGTCGATGCTGAATGCTGGTTAGGCGTCTGCATCCCCACGCGGGCGACAAAGTTCTCATATCCATCTGCGGTGGCCTGCGCCGTTCGCCGCGTGGCTTGTTTGTTTCGTGCCATCAGGCCTGTCTCCCTAGCAGCTCCCAGATGTTCAGGGCTGAATTCATTGGCGCGTAGCTGATCATCACCGAGTCGGCGAGGTTAGGCGACTTGGTGCCGTCAGGCTGTTTATCAACAACGATTTTCCCCACGCCGTTAATGGAGTAGGTCGGCTGCGACAGCTCGATGATGAGTTTGTCTTTGCTCGCCATGGCGCTGCTGATTGAGATAATTTCGTCCGGGTTGTAGGCCATCTTCTCTTCCACGGCGCGATAGGTGTTCTGGAAAAGCTTGCGTAACCGCCACCAGCTCTGGGCCTTGGCGTTAGCGAAGAAGTCCTTGTTCAGGCGGGCGGCCTGTCCGTTGTCGCCGCGCACCGCTTCGTCGTCCGGATCAAACACCGCGCCGCTACCGCGAAACGGTGTGGCGAGTATTGATGGTCGGCGCGCAGCGTTACGCAGTTCGTTGATGGCGCGCGCATCGCCGCGAACGCCAGCGCCAAGACCGTCCTCGTCGAAGCGAAACTCTTCGAGGTTGTCCTGTTCGCAAAATCCGAAAACCTTCTCAACGGACTGGTAAATGTCGCTGCCCACGCCGGACCATTCCCGCACGTTCTCCAGGAGGAAGCCGTGACGAGTCGAAAAGGCGTTTTTGTCCCGGCCTTCGTCGGCGACGTCCATCGCGCCCAGTCGTTTGCCCGTTGGCTGAATGCCCAGCTTGATATGCGCGTCGACGGCAGCCTGTACCCAGTCGGACGGGATCAGGACGCCTTCCGCTGACGCGCTGTAGTTCAGGTCAAGTTCCTGCGCCACCACCACCGGATTGTCGATTTTCTCGCATTCCCTGCGATACCACTCTTCATCCTTGCGCGGGTCGTTTCGCCAGTGGAATGTGAATACCGGTATCTTCCCGCCGTGACGCTTCTGCGCGAACGGGTTCGCCATGCCGTTAACCGAACTCAGGTCGATACGGCAGCGGGTTGTTTGCGACAGCGCAGCGTCAATCAGCAGAGGACGCTGGAGGAATGCAGCCTCATCTACCAGGTAGAGCGTGGTACGGTCACCACGTCCGATATTGTCGCCTGCCTCACCTTTGATGACCGCGCCAGTATCGGGAAACTCAACGCGCATGTACGGCGCGTGCTTCTTCTCGTCCCACGAACCGCGAAACTCGACGGGCAGCGTTTCCACGAACTTGCGCGCCTTCCAGAACAGCGCCTTCGGGTCACCGGTGCTGTCGACGTATTCCTCTTTACGGGAGCCGAAGCCGATAACCATTTCTTTGTTGAACAGGCAGAGCGAGCAAGCCAGCCCGATCGCCGTCCAGCTGAGCCCCATTTCGCGGCTCTTTTCGGTGATGCCGTTCTCCAGCTTTTCGCGCCGCTCCATGATCCAGTGAATCCACTCTTCCTGTTTCGGGAACAGCAGAAAAGGGATGGTGACCGGCAGGCCATAATCGATGTTACGCGGGTCAGTCGTCATACCCCAGTCGATGATGAACTGTGCCGGGTTGGTGCGGTAAAACTGCTTTAGTGCTGGCAGCATTTCAGGGTTCTGGCGAATGCGCTGTAAGCGCTCCATCCGCCATTCAAAAACCATCTGGTAATCAGGTTTCCTGAAGTCGAATTCAAACGGGAGAGGCATAATCACCCCATCATCTTGCGGTAAAGCTCTGCGGCCTGATCTGCAGTGAGGTTGGTCGTCTCGGTCTTGATCGGGCCGCCATCCTTGCCAGTGCTCTCAACCTTCAGCTTATTGGTGTAAGCGTCGCCAACCTCTTTCGCGGCCTGTTCGATAAGCTGCGCCGTCAGGGAGAAGTTTTTCATCCCCTCGGTTTTGGTTGCCATGCGGTCAAGCACGCGGAGGCGATAGGATTTGTTCGCTATCGGAATGTCGCTGGTTTCGGTCAGGAACCGTTCGCGCGTCGCGTGAAACATCGCGATCCACTTCTTGGCGAGCGTCTTACCGCTGGCCTTCGTGGGGTCGTGAGATTCAGCCTGCTGGCGGGTGATCTTGATCCCGAATTCTTTTTGGACAGCCTCGACCACCTGCGATGGCGTGTCATAGCACGCAAGCGACTGAATGATGAAGGCTTTCACATCAGGTTTTAATGCAGCCATAAGTCACCATTCGTCTTATACAGTCCAGTATTTAGGCCAGTCGCAGCATGCACGTCCCGCACGCTCTGGCAATATCGAGATGAGCAACCTCCGCTGGCTGATTCGCCGCATCAATCATTTCCTGCACGTCCCGGCTCGCACCGTAACGGCGAACCACGCCCACAAACTCTTCCACGTCATGGCCGCGCAGCTTCATCTTTGGCTGCCCTTCCTGCGTGAACTTCGGAGCACCAAATTCATCTGTAGCCTGGCAGATGTGATAAAGCTCGTGCTCTATCAGCGCGCAGAATTCCAGATCGGAACATTGCGAACAGTAATCGGCGGCCAGCGTGATGATGAACTGCGGCACCCTGCCGAACCATTCATACATCTGCTGCTCCATCCGCGCTTTCTGCCAGCCTCCGGCGCGCATTGCCACTTCTTCCGCCTGCCCAAGCACGGAACGCCCTTTCTTCTCGAAAGCGTTCGATGCCCAGAGGAAGCACAGATCCGCTTCAAGCAAGTGCTGGTGGTCAGGGTTGTAGAGGTCCCCTTCATCGCTCAGGATGTGCTGATTCAGCCACTCGCCAACATCACTGGCGGGCATTATGCTGATGTACGGCTTCGGGTCAGGTGGCATCGTAAAATGCGCTGGTGGGTGTGGTCTGTTCATGAATAATTCCAGTGCTCCATTATCGAAGCCCCTCAGTGAAGAGCTTCTGTAATGCCCTACTTAACAGTTTCGATGGTCGAGCCGTGAGAGTTCATCACGTAAACCTGATCGCCCGGATAGATAAACTGGTAACGGATGCCATCAAAGGCGCGCTTCTTTGCATGCTCAGGACTTTCGAAGTCTTCAATAAGGACAGCGATGGCATCATGGTCCAATACGCCATCGCGCTCACTGACAATCAACTCCTCTTCCTGAAGTGCGTGTTTGCACTCTGGGTCGGCATACACATCCGGGAGCCAGATAGCAAAGTCAGGGTTAGAGTGGTCATTTGTAAGCTTGAGGATGTCGTCAAATCTTTCTGAGTCAGGTCGAGCTACTGTGAATGTAGGCAACTCGCAGATATGGGTTACACCATTGATAATGGTTTTTACAGTGAACATTGTTACTTCCTTCTTCGTCTTCTGGTTACAACAAAAATCCCCGCTATTGCGAGGCTCGTTTCTTCTCTGCTTCCCGGATGTCGGCCTTGTCGCGATTGCACTGCCCCAGGGCAGAAAGCAGGCTGACATTCAGGTCCAGGCTTTGGCCCCATGACATGGGGTCCGGTATTGCCGGTTGCGGCGTCTCAGCTGTCAGGTTTACCGGGAGCGGCACCACCGGCACCTTGATGTAAACCGTCCGCGTATTGTTGCAGCCGCTTAACTGCGCCATCAGGAACAGGACGGCGAGCACAGTCATCGCTCGCAACAGCAACCTTGATATCTGCCGAGGCTCCCGATGCGTCCAGTGCGATCTGCTCTTTTGCATGCTGATTGGCCTCAGAGATGGTGTTGAAGATGGTCATGGTGGTCAGGACGTTAGAGGTCACTGACTCAGCGGCGTTAATCTGCTGCTCTGCGGTTTCCGCTCGCGCCTGCTGCTTGCTGGCGGCGTTGTGGTAGTGCATTGCCAGCCAGCCAAGGCAGACAATCAGGCAAGCCACAACCGCGGTGATGATGGCGGTAAGGCGGCTCATTTCTGGCCCCACATGCAGACTTCGCGCTCAATCTCCCGGCGGGTTACCAGACCTTTCCACTGTTTGCCGCCAGCATAAGTCCAGCGCATCAGCTCATCGCATGCGCCTTTCCGATCGCCCTGGTTGATTTTCTTCAGCATGGTGGATGAGCGGAAACTTCCGGCGCCGACGTTATACGTGAACGAGTACAGCGCTCCACGCATTGTTTCGGGGATTGGCTTCAGGATGTACGGGTCAATCTGGCGCGCGACGGTGGCCAGGTCTGTATTGAGTAGCGCACGGCACTCTGATTCAGAGTATGTCTTCCCGACTCTTACGTCGCTGCCGGTGTGACCGTAGCAGACAGTCCAGACGCCGATCACATCCTGGTAGGGTTTGTATCTCACACCCTCAAGACCATCATTACCGGTTGGCCCGGTGATTAGCGCAGCGGCGACGGCAATCGCACTCCCGGCACCGAGAACGCTGTTTCGCAGTGCTGGGGACATTATTCACCTCGCGCGGCCTTACGCCGATCTTCTTTAATTTTGAAGTACAGATTCGTCAGGAAGGTCAGGAGGCCAAACATCAAGCTACCCATGACGCCAATCGCAGCCCACTGTTCCGGCGTGTACCCATCAAGAAGCCTCTTGAACCAGAACAACGCGCTACCTCCTGACGCGCCATAGGAGATACCAGTCGTTAGTTTGTCCATTCGATACATACTCTCACCTCGCTGTATGCGGGTGCTGTTCGTGTAGTGGGGAAGGCCGTCAGACACGATAGCTACGGGGCATCTGAAGGTGATTGTCTGCGGCCGAAATAAAAAAGCCCGCGACAGGCGGGCAATATGGGGGTAAGGCAATGTCGGCTCGTTGGCCGAAGGGTCCCAGGCAGTGGGTTCTGGTGCCGGGCAAAGGAATCGAACCTCTGACGCGCAGCTTATTTCCAGGTTTCGCCATTTAAGGCTGAAAGCACTGTTTGATGTGTTACACCAAACATTCTCCCTAGCCCTCTGGCTCCATAAACCTTATGACGTGGAATGTAGTTTTCTCTGATGAACTGGACGCTGTCCATTGTTAGCTTACTCATACCATTCAGCTCACCAGCTACTAAGTAGCTAAGGTCAAATTTGGTTTTCTGAATGTGGCATGCAGAACATAGTAGTTGGCACTTTTCAACCTCAGCATAAAACACCGAATCTGCGTGATAGTGCATCTCGCTTACATTTGCTGATTTGGTGGAAGGATCTATGTGGTCAAACTGAAGCGAATCTTTGGATCCGCAACTCGCGCAACGACCACCCAACTTTTCCATGGCCTTAGCAAGCCTAGCCCTTCGATTAAGATAGTAATCTTTGCTCGGCATTTTCCACCTCTGCCACTGAACTAGACCGGCGAATTTGGCGGGACAGGAAGGATTCGAACCTTCGACCATTCGGTTAACAGCCGAACGCACAACCGCTGTGCTTCTGACCCTGAAACGAAAAAGCCCCGCACGATGGCGAGGCTTCGAATTCATTCATGTTACACACAACACTGGCAACATATACGAATTATTTTGCTCATTTGTTCATTAAATTGCAAGCACGTTGTGTGATTTATTTGCAATTTTCATCACATTTTCGCGATCGTTAAACGCATTTTGCAGCGGCTGGTATAAACAGAACAGTGAAGCATTGATGATTTGCTTCACCTCTCTGCGGATTGTCGAGATGCTTGGGTGTTTATACTGATTGCCGCCACGAGTCTTCATCAGGCGAGGCTTACTTACTGCATGCTGCCATGATGCAATTCGGATCTCGCTGGAGTTGCAGACGTAGTAGGCGAAGATAACCCGCCAGGCATTTTCATCCACATTCTTCAGGTAGTGGCGAATGACAGCATCAATGAGCATCCCGTCATCATCACTACATACCGGCCGTGATGCTTGCTGGGGCTCGACGGTAGCCATGAATCTGGCAATCATGTTGATCATCGCTTTATCAATCTTGCCGGTCTGGCACCATGCGCCCCACAACTGGAGCCACTGGTCTACCCATTGATGCTGGTCGTTGGTTAATTCCAGTTTCATTATGCGGCTTCCTTCTGTGGCTGGTTGGTTTTGTTCTGGCTGTGCTTTGCTATTGGCGGCAGATTGGCGCGCTTAACGCTTTCGGCCTGGTACCGCAGGAAGTCGGCGTAGTTCATGCGGCCTCCTGTCTGCGGGCCCGGCGTTTTTCCAACGCGCGGGCTTTGCGTGTGAAAATGGATTTGATGCGCTGCAGATATGGGATGTCGAACCGGCGGACGGAGTTATCGTTGTTTATTGCGTCAACTTTTACGGCACCGATGCGCTCAATAAGGCCCTGTTCAAATGCCTTTTGCGCGCCGTCCCGATCCCGGTTGCAATAAACGCACTGGGCTGCGGTATTGTGAAGGTTGAAAGCGAGGTGCGCCGCTGCGCCGCGGGTGCGGTAGTGGCCGCAGTCCATTGTTCCGCCAAACTTTTGCTCTGGCAGCCTGCCGCAACTGATGCATGGCTTACCGGCATCCCTCAGACGGACATACCGGTTGAAAGCCGCCTGCGCTTCAGACCTCCATTGCGGTTTCGTTTTTAGTGCCACCTTTCTCGCTTTCAGATCCCGGAGTTCCGCGCGCTCTTTCTCTTTGCGATCCTTGATGCGCTTCGCCGCAGCTTTCACCTTCTCCTTCTCGCGTTCTTCCATAGCGAGGATTGCGCCGTGCTCCGGGCAGCACCAGCGGATCCGAATATCGTGGAATTTCGGTACGAAGTATTCACCGCACACTTTGCACTTACGACGGGATGGTTTACGCATGGGCACCACCTTGAACCTGTACCAGCGTGAGGTTTCCGCAGAACACGGCACCGGTATCGATATACATCTGGTTTGCATACTTCAGGGGCTGGCGTGCTGGGGTGTGGCCGAAGATAAACAGATCAGCACCAGTAATTTCAGTGACGATTCCGTCCTGCGCGTCGCTTACTCGCTCACGGTTCCAGATCACCATTTCTTCTGGTACTGGCTTATCGAATGCGTATTCATTGTGCGGGTAGTCAGCGTGGCAGATAACGATTTTACGTTCAGCGGTAACCAACTCAATGATGAGTGGCAACTCAGCCGCTTTATGGACCAGAGCCTTAGCCAGCACCTCTTTGTCATAGTCGAGATTGAAGAACCAACCGCCACCGTTTACCAGCCAGTGACTGACGTTTCCGTACTCTGAAAGGCCGTCAACCATCATCTGCTCATGGTTTCCTCGCACTGCCCGGAACCAAGGCATAGTGATAAGCTCCAGGCACTCGACGTTTTCCGCGCCGCGGTCAACAAGGTCACCAACCGAAATCAGCAAATCACGCGCCGGGTCGAACGAAACTTTTTCGAGCTCATTCATCAGCAGCGTGTAACACCCATGCAGGTCGCCTACGACGAAGATATTGCGCCAGTCAGCGCCATTAATGCGTTGATACATGCTCATGCGGATTTTCTCCTCGCCGCGAGACGCAGCCATTTCTGATCCACCAGGCGGGAGGTGTAGTCTTTCAGTGTCGGGATGTCGGACGGCTTAACCGCGGGCTTAGGCTTGCGGCGCGCCGGAACGCGAAAGATTTCGTTTGTGATGACGCGGGAAAGTGGAGTTGACATCAGGCCTCCTGCTTATCGCGCAGCACCTGAAATTCGCTGCTTTGAGGGATTGTGAGAACCAGGCCAAACTGAGCGCACCAGCCTTCCACCTGGCACATGAAATGGTGCATGTCGCCAGTGTCCAGATCGGACGTGTGGCGGAGTTCTAATTCAATCGTCTTAATTCCGGTGACGAAATCGGTGTACTCAACCTCTTCATAACCCAGATAAGTTTTTTTGAGGTTTCGCTTTACCCATGCAGGCGTTGCGTCAGTGCGCCCAGACTTGATCAGGTAGTCGCTTATTTCCTTGTACCAAACGTGGCTCAGACTATTTTGTGAAAGGCTTCTCTTCTCGCGCCAGTCTTTGAGTTGGAGCCGGAAGCACTCACCGTTTTCGAGAAGTGGCTTCAGATGCTGAGTGATAGCACCAAGATTTCCACGGTGTAGCTTGATGCCGTCTTTGGGGATAATCATACGGCCTCCTTGACGGAAACCGCAGAATGCAGAAAATCGCAGGTGCATTTCTGCATCTGTGACAATGTGAGGAGTTCAGATTGTGGTCGCATTTAAGTCCCCTTAAATGCGCAGAAGTCGCAACCGGGTGTTCAGGCCGATTGCGACTTAATTATAGCATCACTTTTGAAAAATGATTATCAAGAATCACTGCCTAAGCTGCCAACTGCTCCCGGTGGATAAACAGCAACTTTCTCTGAACGCCTCGGTAAAGATCGGGGTGTATGCTGTCGCATAGGCCTTTGTATTCAAGTGCTATCTCAAGCTTCTTGAAAAACCAAGCTTCATGGGCTTCCATCGGATCATCGTAGAGACCGAGGAATAGATATTTACCCTTGCTGTCATTGGCCCTGGACATGTATTTACTATGCTGCTTATCCCAGCTTACCCCTATTGGTAAATCCCCTCGTTTACAGTCTCGCCCAACGGTGAAGTTATTCAGCTCTTTAGGAATGTAGACGCATGTTGATGGCCCATAAATCTGATTTCCTGGGATAAGAAGGTCCTTATCGAGATGCCATCCGGTCCTATATCGTGGCTTCCACCAGGCGTAGAAAGCAGAAAACTTATGCCAGGTAGGGTCGAGTGATACCTGAAGATATTGCTTGCGTGCGCTACGATATGATTCGCCGTAACAGCGCTGAAGCATGTTAATCCATGCTGCGTAAGCTCCATGACGAATGATTTTCCCGTCCATAATGCAACCGATACAGAACTCTGCATCGTTTTCGGCTACGTTGTAGATCAACTTCTGCCGCTTCTGTTTTCTCGGCATGGATTCGAGAATTGCGTCAGTTTCAGGTGAGTGCCAAGGCATCATTTCACCTCCTGCTGTGGTGCTGCTGGTAGTGAGAACGGTAGCACTTCACGGTGGATCAATTTTTGCTGTGATAAGTTGTCCATAACTTTCTGCACCGCAGTATCATCGAACACACCAAGCGCCTCAGCCATAACTCCTACAACCTGATAAGCCTCCGCAAGGACTGTAGACACATCATCTGGCAACTCATCACGATTACTTACAGGTTCGGCATCCGGAATCGCCGGAGAGTTGCCCTTTTCGTTGGCATCACCGGAATGGTCAACCATGTCGAGATTATCCTCGGAATGGTTTCTGGTACCATCATTGGTGAGGGTACCATTGGCACCCTGAAGCATGGCGGCGCGATAGGCGTTCCAGCCGACAGCTTTTCCGTGTTCAAACGCGCTGTCAAAGTCATCATCCATTTCCATCGCAGCGGGCACAGATACCGGCGCTGGCGGGGCGGAGTAAAAATACTCATCCTCAATCCCATCAACGGGCTTTGAGAAGCCGATAAAATCACCATAATGCCAAGGATAGGGGCCGTATGGCTCAGAGGTCACACGACGCCACCGGTGAATGGCAGGCTCCGCTTCGAGCGATGCCAGCGCGTAACGTAGAGCCGCCAGCGTGTTGCTGTCGTCTTCGTCTAGACCGAACGGGATTTCATCGCGGACAGCTTCCATGTAGGCAATTTTCTGCTGCAGCCATTGTTTGGTAATCGTGCTCATGATGCCTCTCCTTTACCGGCTGCGGCGTTTTCCAGCTCATTGATGCGCTTGCGGAGGGCAGCTATCTCCATCTCGGCAGCATCGGCGTAATGAACGTTTAAATGCTCTTTAAGATGCCCGCACGCCATCATGAAGCCGCGATGGTGCTCGCGGTTGGCTCGGCCAATCTCTTCTTCAAGTCTGTGGTCTTTGGCTTTCAGCTCATCCAGCAGCGCCAGCACGTCGCGAGTTTCCACGAACATATTCGGGTCGAAGTTATCTACCGCTTTCGCTGCTGCCGCCTTCAGCTTTTCGTATGCGCGTATGTCGATGTTGCTCATCGGGCGGCCTCCCAGCAGATTTGGACTGCGTAGCTACTTCTAACGCGCATAACTTTTCCAGCTGCCTCTAACTTCTTCAGACGGCGCAATATGTATGCGGTATTCAGAGGCCAGTATTTTCGGCGGAGAATGTTGGTCAAGACGTAGGTCATGCATCGACCGTGCGCTGTCAGTGCCTGAATGATTTCTTCGTCGGTTGGCTTGCTCATGACTGCACTCCTTTGCGAAGCTGGTCTTCGGTATTGATGCGGCTAAAATAGAATCCGAATACTTTCTTCCATGGCTTAACAACAGCGTCCCTAATTGAGTTTGGGTTAAAGCCAGCCTCGATAGCCTGTTTGCTGTCAAAGAACACATACCCAAAACCTTCCTCGTTCTCTGCGCAGACCGGGCCTTTATACGATCCGTGTTTTCTTCCCCCGGCCAAACCTGTTCTATAGGCGTGCTGAGTGTTACCCGCTATCGTTGTCCATTCCAGGTTTGAAACATCATTGTTTTGCTTGTTCCCGTCCTTGTGGTTAATGACGTGATCATCGGAAGGTTTTGGTCCGATAAAGTTTTCAGCAACTAATCGATGGATGTTCACGCCTTTCAGCTTCCCTTGAAGCTCCAGCCTAACGAACAAATACTGATTTCTGTTCTTGCCGCGCATGGTTGGGTTTAACTGTTTTAGTTCACCAGAGGCCAATGAGAAAATGAGCCCCTTTGAGGTGATGAAATAGCGATACTTAAAACCAAAAATCTCTTTCACATCACCAAATAAGTCAGCCAGCGCTGCGCATCTGGCTTCAAGTGCTGCGTAGTCTTCGTAATCAACCATATCGCATTCAGCACTCTCTACCACGTCACAATGGCACGCATGCTCATCACAGGCCACCCACTCATAACGTTTCACGTTCATACCCCAACCCTCCCCCAAACCATCAATACCCTTCTCATCGCCGGACTGTTGCGGCACTCATGGAATATTCCGTTGGTGCAGCTGCGCGCGGTACCAGCCTGCTCTTCCTGCGTCGCCAGACGATAAGTCACCGTTCGCCAGACCTTGCTCACACGCACAATCTTGCGGGCCCGCTCCAGATCGATAGCGTTCTTCGTGATGCAGTTGATGGTCATACCGCACTCTGCGGCCACATCCTTCGCGGTGAAGGTCCGGTGCGTTTCGAGATAACACAGAATTGCCTGTTTGCCTTTCATCAGAAGCCCCCTTTCTTTTTCGGCTGCTGCTCGCGCCCGCGGCGTTCTGCGGCGGCGGCCTGCTGGTCTGTGTCGTAAATTGCCCCGTTAATCTGATTGCAATAAACCGTTCCGGTACTGCCGTGGCGGTTGAGTCGCAGGATTAACTCGGTTTCTCCCGGTGGCACGCTGTCATCGAAAGCACCTTCCCGGTGGATGCCAACCCAGTAGTCGCAGTCCTGCTCAATCTGCCCTGTGTCGCGGGAATCGCTCGGCAACGGGCGTTTATTCACTCGCTTCTCCAGTTCGCGGTTGAGCTGGGTCAGCAGCACGACGACGCAGCCAAGCTCTTTGGCGAGATTCTTCAGACCTTTCGTGATCATCCCGTAGGCCAGGTCATTACGGTCGGCTTTTTCGGCGGTCATCAGAGTCAGGTAGTCAACCAGAATCATTCCTACGCAGCCCTTCTCGCGCTTGATTCGGCGGCTTTCGCTAACGATGTGCGCCAGTGACAGGCCAGGAGTATCGTCGATGTACAGCATGTCGATTTCACTCAATCGCCCGGCTGTGGCGATCGCCTTCTTAAAGTCGCCGTCGTAATCGCCCTGGTACTGGTCATCGGCGTCATCCGTGGCGGGCATGTAAAAAATGCTCGGGTTAACTCCAGACTTCTGACCAACCAGTTTTTCGAGGATCTGGTCGCCTGGCATTTCCAGGCTGAACATCAGCGCTGGCTTTTTCTCACGAACCGCGCAGTTGATCGCCATCTGCCCGTACAGGGTTGTCTTGCCCATCTTTGGCCTTGCGCCAATTACGAACAGAGAGCCTTTAACCAGACCTTTCGGCGCCAGCAGTCGGTCGAGTGACGGGATGCCGGTGCTCATGCCGCGCTGTTCGCCTGAAGGGTCAAAGCGTTTCTCCAGATCTGCTACCCAGTCATCCATAACCTCACCAAACGATCTCAACCCTCGGCGGCTGCCGGTTTTTGAATGGTCTGCGAGCTGGGTGAAAATACCCTGAATGGCCTCGTACTTCTGCGTGGCGGTCATGCCGTTGCGGGAATACAGCAGCTCAGTAGCTTCGGTCAGACGGTTGATACCGTAGCGCTCCATTGCGGCTTCCCGGACTGATGCTGCGTAAGCAACGATGTTTGCAGCGCTGGGAGTGTTCTTGGCTATTTCCGCCAGGTAAGCAAAGCCACCTACCTGCTCCGCGAGCCCTTTGCCTTCAAGCGCGTCGAACAATGTCAGGCCATCGACTGGCTTGTTGTCGCGGAACATCTGGCGCATCTCGGCAAAGATCAGCTGGTGAGGTCGGCTGTAGAACGACTCAGGCTTGAGCATCGCCAGAACCTTCTGGACTCGCTCGCTGTTGTCATCATCCAGCAGCAGGCCACCGATAACGCTCTGCTCTGCTTCGAGGTTTTGTGGCACAGCCATGAAATCAGCGGTCATCACGATCCCCCTCGCGCACTTCGATGTAGAGCTTTTCGGTCAGGAACTTATCGAATTTCATGCGGCGCCAGGTCTTCCCGGATTTCTGGTCTGGTCGGTCTTCAAGCATCCAGCGGCAGTTCTGAGCGATGTAGCGCAGATAGCTTCTGAAACCGGCCATATCCATCGGCTTACCGTCCAGGTTGCGGGCAATTTTGTTGGCCTTACCCCAGAAGGTGCGGATCAGATTCCGTCGCTCATCAGTGAGGCATCTCCATCCCCGGGCTTCAGGTAGTTCGTCTTTCAGGCATTGCCATACTTCATCGCACGACAAACGAGACTTTTTCTCTTCAGCGGGTTTCTGGTCATTTGCGACATACTTACTACCGTTAGGTAGTAAGTTATTTAATATATTGTTATCTGTGGACACTGGCTGGACATCGGCTGGACACTCCACCTCCGCAGGCATTGGTACGACTGCGTTTGGGATGGACACTGGCTGGACATCGGCTGGACAAAAATTTGACTGATATTCGTCATATTTGACCACTTTTAGAACAGTAAAACGGTTGTTCGATTTGGTGGTGATCATGCCCAGATTCTGGAATTTACGGAGAAGTGATTTAACGCGATCAGCGGTCAAACCCGTTTCCATTGCCAGCGTGTTTCGCCCGGTAATGAACTCTCCGCGTTCGCAGATCACATCGCCGACATCAGTCGATACCAGTGTCTGTTCGTGATTAGCGCGCAGGAGCAGGTGAACCCATAAATGAGCCGCCTCAGCATCCTTGTAGAACGGCACATCCATAATTTTACGGTGCAGCAAGGCAAACCCCTTACCGTCATTCGTGCGCGGTTTCTGGAGCCTTCTGGCCTCTCTGGCTTCGGCTAAATTGGATACGTTACCCACGGCCACTCTCCTTGCGTTTGAGTTCTTCCAGGATGGCGCGCATCTTCTCTGCCACAATCGGGTTAACCGAGCGGATTAAGCGGTCGCGGGTTATGTTTTTATGTACAGCGGTATGGTAATAGCGTGGATTTTTTGCCATTATTCCTCCTGCAACTACTGTCGTTTTTGCACCAGAAAGTCGGTTCTGTTCGCGCAGACCGGCTTTCGCCATTTCTGTAGTTCTCACATAACCCCCAACATCGAAGTGACCATGGCCATCAGCGGCGCGGTCAGGTCCGGGTCGACACGGAACATCTCTACAATCCCCTCACTGAGCTCCTTGAGCTTCTGGTGACGCGGGGCGTTCATCGCAACGGCCACTTTCGCCTCGCTCGTTTCCTTCTCAAGTCGCGCTAAGCGGGACATAAAGCTGTCTTCTGGAAGAAGGCGGTGCCGGTACTCCAATGGCAGGACCGCCATGATTGCCGGCGTCAGCTGCCGAACGTTCTCGCGGTACTGCTCAGAGTCGAAACGGTTATCCAGAAAGCGGAACAGCTTCTGGCGCGCCCTGCTGATGTCTTCCGGGAAGATGATGGCGGCCCCGCCCTGCTCCCGGTATTCATTGATGATCAGCGCCGAAACAACGTCCTGGTTGTCCAGCGCCGACGACCATGCCCGGACCGCATCGCGGATCTTTTCGTGGTCTGGCGCCGCCTTAGGTTGAGCGCGGTTTATCATCGCTCCCGGATGTATTCCGGTATTGTGTTGATACGCAAGTGAATGCATTGCTTTCCCTTTCGTGGTTAGGGCCGCCGTTAAGCGGCTTTTGGTTTACTGATTTCAAGAATCTGGTTTTCGGTAAACTGACCACCAGATGCAGCTGCGATTTTGGACGCATAGCCTGTTTCGCCTGTGTAGTCGGTGCGCGGCAGGCAACCGCTATTAATCCACTTGTAAATAGCGCGGGGAGTGCGCCCGCAAGCCTTCGCCACCACCGGTACACGGATTTGTTTGATGATGTCGCCAAGGTTTTTAGGTTGCATTTGTTAACCCTCAAAATTGAACTGTAAGTACATATTATGTCGGAACTGATAGTTCACGCAAGTGATATTATGATTGAACCTATGGTTCAAGAAGAAAAAGCGCGTACAGAGTTTTCCCAACGGCTAGCGCTGGCCTGTGATAAAGCTGGTTTACCTGCTCATGGTCGTCAGGCTGAAATTGCAAAGCGAATGAAGCTAACACCAAAAGCAGTAAGCAAGTGGTTCAATGGGGAGGCTATTCCAAGACGTGGCAAGCTGCAGGAACTGGCGGCTATAATTGGCACATCCTCGTCTTACCTATTAGGCGATAGTGCAGCAGATGGCATATCTGAAGGGCATATGGCAATGAGGGACGATTCTTTCCGTGTAGACGTTTTTGATATTCAAGCTAGCGCTGGGCAAGGAATTCTTGTGCGAGATGAGTTCATTGAAACAATCCGATCCATAGAGTATTCAACCGAAGAGGCTCGCGCCGTATTTGGTGGGCGCCCAGCTGACCACATAAAAATGATTGCCGTGAATGGCGATTCTATGTCTGGCACGTTCGAGCCGAGAGACCAGATCTTCGTCGACGTGAGCATCGACTGCTTTGACGGTGACGGCATATACATTTTCGTTCTGGACAATGATCTCTACATAAAGCGCCTTCAAAAGCAGCACAAAAAATTAGCTGTGATTTCAGACAACAAAAAATATGAGACCTGGTATATCGAGGATGGTGATTTTTCATCTCTCCGGATCTGCGCGAAGGTCCTGGTAAGCCAATCCAGAGCATATAGATTTCATAGCTGAGGAAGTTAAGCATGGAAGCAATTAAGGTTACAGATCTTAGTGATGGAAGCGTTTTGTACGAGCTTGGCGACCACTTCATCACCTGCAAATTAAGCCACGATAAACGTTGGCAACTAGGTGCTTTCAAACGTGATGAAAGCAAGCTCAGAGATGACACTCTGGCGGTTTTGAAGAATGATAAATTCATGTTTATGGTTAAGCTCGGCGGACAGGTTTCTCCCAAGCCTCAATGCATAGCTGTTAACGGACGATTTTTATTTTCTGTCCATACCGGCAAAGACAACAACATGGCTGCAGCCATAGTCATGGATAACACCGGGAAAGAGTTATTCAAGATAGAAACTTCCACTCACCTCATCAGTTCGGCCATATCTGAATTTGGGCGCTACATCGCCCTATCGTTTGCCGGTAGCAAAAACAAAGATGATTTTTACGCGCACCGGCTTGAGGTCATAAACATTGATACCGGAGAGGTGTTGATGTCCGTTATCAAAACAGACTTCCTTCGATACGCTGAACTTTCAGTTGTTGAACCAGACGGCGGACTTTTCGCAACTTTCAATGGTCGCACAAGGCTTGTTGATGTGACGAACCTCTAATAAATCAAACCAGGCACAACCTTCCTCGCCTCAATCAATAAAAAATCAAAAAAATACTTCTCCTTAAAGTTCATAAAGATAATCACATATGAACTTTCAATTCACATAAAATGTACTTTTGGTACTTTACATCAGTGAACTATTGGTACATCATCAAGCCATCGAAACGAAACATCGACAGCTGAGCGAAGTTAGCCAGCGGCGAAGTTGAGATTCGGTCAGTCGAACGGCGCGACAGTAAACCATGCGTCGGACGCCCGGCGGGCTCAGGGAGAGCGGCAATGGTGCGTAACTGGAATGTTTTGGGGTGTGGTGTGTTCTTCGGAACGACCTGGAAGCGGCTGGATAGATATTCGCATAGGCCAGCAAGGTGCGAAACACCACACCGACCAAAGCATTTCTCCCGCATCAGCGGGTAACGACAGAGGGTAAGGCGATGGCAATAGATGCGACGTTAAAAGTTAAACAAATTAACTCTATTAACCCATACGGCGACGGATGGAATAGGCATATGGAAATCGATATCGACAGTATCGAGTTAGTTGAATGTGTTAAGCCGGAAGAAATTATTTCTGAGTACACGGCGGAATCACTTCTTGATGCAATGGATGAATCTGATGTGGTTCGCTGGCTTGAAAACGAAGGTTACACAGTAACAAATGATTAACCCGCTCCGGTGGGTTTTTTATCGGCCATACATAGGCAGATTTTCGAGTCTGCCCATTTATGACAACCGGCGGCCATCCACCGCCCATTAGCGCAGAAGTCTTGTTTAACCGTTCCGTTCGCCGCGATAAGGCCAAGAGGGTTTATGAGAAAAGAACAGCCAATATCACGCCTGACTGAGCCAGAAATGGCAAAACTCGCAGTTAAGACGGTTCAGGAATTTGTTAATGCCTGCCACTGCCAAAACGAAGATGACGTTCTTCTGGCATTAAGCTTCTGGCTGAATGTGGGCATGGAAGCGGGTGAGCTTGTCCAGCATGGGCATAAGGTTGTCCTGCAATGATGACAGTCACCCACCACGGCAAGCAGTACACCGCCAAAAAGCTCAACGATAACGAGTGGCAGTTGACGTTGGTATCGAACCCGCGTGAAAAGCTGACTATGAACCGCTGGCACATGAAGCTGGCTGGCCTCCTGGAACAGGTTGAGGTGAAGGTATGATGCACCACTACGGAACCACCCCGCTCATTCGCCAGTGCGTCACGCCAGGCATGATGGCATTGCATGAAGGCCGCACCTATCGCGTCTCAGCAGTCATTCAGGAGCGCAAATGGGTGTACCTGCACACCGATGCAGAAATCATCCGCCTCAGTGACTGCGTGATTGACGTCCTTCTGGACGGTCACGGCAACCCTATCCAGCACTAACCACCCTATTCAACCGATCGGCCTGGCTCAATGCGGGCGACATCTGCACATCCAAATTTCAGGAGTTCAGCCATGAACGCATATCTCACTTACGACCGAATCGAAGATCGGCGCTGGGTTGAGCAGCAACTCACCGACGAGAAAGAGAAGTGGATCGACGACCGGGCGAAAGAACTGATCGCCATGTTCCCGAAATATGCCCTGCAAATGAGTAGCCTGTTTCTTCCAAAAGAAGCGCAAATGGCACTAGTCGGTGAAAAGGCAGAGGAAGCCTATAACGACTATGTCACACGCATCTGTTACGACCGCGCCGAAGAAGAGTGGGATCGCCTTCATCCAACCTGCCCGTTTTAACTTTGAGGGGAATAACGATGGCAAACGAATTAACAATCACGGCGAGCGCGCTGCAGGAAAAAGGCATCGACGTTGCTACCTGGAGCGCACTGAAGAACAGTATCTACCCTGGTGCCAAAGACGAATCGGTAATGATGGCGCTCGATTACTGCCGTGCCCGCCAGTTGGATCCACTACTGAAGCCTGTCCACCTCGTGCCGATGAGCGTCAAAGACTCGAGAACAGGTAAAAGTGAATGGCGCGACGTCGTCATGCCGGGCATCGGGCTTTACCGCATTCAGGCAGACCGTTCTGGCGATTATGCCGGTGCCCGCGAACCAGAGTTCGGGCCCGACGTAACTCAGACGCTTACTGGTGTCGAGGTGACCTTCCCTCAGTGGTGCAAATACACCGTTTTCAAGCGCATGCCCAGCGGCGAGATCGTCGAGTTCAGCGCCAAAGAATACTGGATTGAAAACTACGCCACCGGCGGCCGCGACACTACAGCGCCTAACGCGATGTGGAAAAAGCGTCCATACGGACAACTGGCGAAATGCGCAGAAGCCCAGGCGTTGCGTAAGGCATGGCCTGAGATTGGACAGCAGCCTACCGCCGAAGAAATGGAAGGCAAATCACTGGACGTTGATATCCGTGACGTCACGCCGCGCAGCACCACAGAAGCGCTTCCACCAGCAGCAAGCGAAGGAACGCTTCAGGCGATAACCGATCTCTTAACGACCCTGGATAAAGACTGGGAGAAAGACTTCCTTCCACTGTGCAGCGACATCTTCAAACGGCAAATTCTTGAGGCGTCAGAACTCACTGAAGAAGAGGCACAGAAAGGGTTTGGCTTCCTTCAGAAAAGGGCTAAGGCGGCAGCATGACACCAGAAATTATCCATGCCCGGACCGGCATTGACGTAACCACTATTCAACAGGGCGATGAGGCGTGGCACCGGCTGCGCCTCGGCGTTATCACTGCCTCGGAAGTGCACAACGTCATATCCAAGCCACGATCTGGGAAGAAGTGGACAGACATGAAAATGTCCTACTTCCACACGCTGCTTGCCGAGGTATGCACCGGCGTCGCGCCAGAGGTTAACGCGAAGGCTCTGGCCTGGGGCAAGCAGTACGAGGAAGACGCCCGCACCCTTTTCGAGTTCACCACTGACGTGAAAGTCACGGAGTCTCCGATCCTGTTCCGTGACGAGAGCATGCGCACTGCTTGCTCCCCTGACGGCCTTTGCAGTAACGATTTCGGCCTCGAATTGAAATGCCCGTTCACCTCCCGCGACTTCATGAAATTCCGCCTTGGCGGTTTCGAAGCCATCAAGTCTGCGTACATGGCCCAGGTGCAGTACAGCATGTGGGTGACCGGCAAAGACGCCTGGTACTTTGCCAACTACGACCCGCGCATGAAGCGCGAAGGTATTCACCATGTCGTCGTTGAGCGGGATCCACAGTACATGACCGACTTCAACGAAATGGTGCCGGAGTTCATCGAGAAGATGGACGAGGCGCTGGCGGAGATCGGATTCACGTTCGGGGAGCAGTGGAAATGAAACGCACACCATTTTACCGCAGGCCCGGGCGAACCGGGCAATTCTCCGGCCTCCGTGAACGCGTTATCTGGATGATACAGACGCGCGGCCGCCCGGTCACCGGCAGCGAAATCGCCGAGAAGTTTGGCGTAACGCTCATCGAGTTTAACCGGGTAGCCAACGGCATTACCCGCGGTTCCGGGCAAATAGCGCAAATTGTCGCGTCGGAAACATGGCTCAACGAGGACGGTATCTGCGACCGGACATTTAGCCTGGCCAGCAAGCCAAAGGTCGTAACGCCGCAAGGCAAATCACGCCTGTTCACCCGGCGCGCCATTGAGCAATCGCAGGAAGGCAGGCGGCAGGAGTGCATTGCTCGCGCCGCCCGCCGTCGCCGCCTGATTGCTCAGGGCCTCTACATCGACGAAATGGAGTCCATCCTATGACTCACGCTCACGACGACATCAGGGTTGGCACACTGTGCCTTCCCTTCATTGGTAACGGCTGGCTAATGCCATGGGGTGAAGTGGTAAGCAATCCATTAAAGGCGCAACGCCTGGCTGAGGAATATCGGGAAAGGCAGGAGGCGGCATGACCTATCAACTCCACGTCGGGCGCTGCGAGGACGTTCTGAAAACGCTGCCGGACAACTCCGTTGACGCTATCGTGACGGATCCACCGTACAGGGCGGCTTAATCGCCGCTTCGGAGTGGAATAGTGAAAATATACATCGCCGGGCCAATGAGCGGCCTACCTGATTTTAACCGCGCCGCTTTTAACCATGCACATGTCTTTCTCGGGGCGAAAGGTCATGTTGTCCTGAATCCCGTACTGCTCCCGGATGGATTAACTCAGGCTGAGTACATGGACATCTGCCTGTCAATGCTTCGCTGTGCTGATGCTGTTTTCATGCTGCGTGGCTGGGAAAAATCAGCTGGCGCCCGAGCGGAGAATGCCCTGGCCGAGAAGCTGGAAATGGAAATTATCTTCCAGGAAGAGGAACGCGCCGCATGAACCGAGCCTCGCCCGTTGATTTGAGGAAAAGCCTCGAAATTGCCCACCACCTGGCGCATATCGGGATTCGCTTTGTGCCGATCCCGGTGGCGACTGAGGAAGATTTCCAGACACTGGCAGCCGAGTTATCGCGACGGCTTGAGCAGATGGCGGTTGAAGCCGAGAAGAATGAAGGCGGTAAAGCATGAAACTGATTAACCGCGGTAATCAGCAGTCTCCTATCGCGCGACAGGCATGCGACATCGCACTGACTGCCCACCAGCAAAGATACGGCGACTATGGGCGCAGCAAGATGAAAGAGACGTATACGGTGAAGGTTGAAGGCGTGAAGGTCTGGGGGGAGGTGGTGAACCGCAAGGCGAGCTATGTGGCCACGGCAATGACCGGCATGCGCCGCTTGCGTGCCCTTCCCGGCCAGGCGTCATGATAAAGAATTATCAAACGGCCCCGGTTGGGGCCCTTGGAGAACGAAGATGAGCAAAGCAACCAATAAATTTGAGCTGATGAGCACTAAAGACATCTGCGGGCAGCTGTGTATTTCCTCACGTACGCTCGAACGCTACAGGAAAAGAGCCCCAAACGAGAACCCTTTTCCTGAGCCCGATTGCGCTTACATGGGTGGCCCCAATAAATGGCTAAGAACTAAAGTCACTGCCTGGCAGATTAAAGAGATGTCACGTTCAACCCGTAAGCCGATGTCTCACCTGAATCTAACCCGTGATGATAAAGGCCGTCTCACCCGACCTGACGCGGCGTGA